GTGCATCGTGGCGGACGCTGGAGCACGGTCTCAAGGTGCAATGGCAGGTAGTGCTATCGCAGCTGGTGTTGCTGTCCCTGCGGTTGCTAGCATCCCCTACGTGGGTTGGTTGGCAGGTGGTTGGGCTCTACTACTAGGACAGAAAGCAGGATCAGAACTAGGATCCCAGGTAGGTACAGTCTTCAATGACTGCTAAATAGTAGTGCTTGGGATGCTGACATGTCTGCTGATTGGTACAAAAAACTACCGCAAAACAGAAATTTCTTAACACCTACAGGGTTTAAATTTACCCTAGAAAGATTTGGTGGTGTTGATTTTTTCTGTCAATCAGCTAGTATTCCAGATGTTTCTATGCCAACTATTGAAGTGGCAACACCCTTTAGAGGTGTCCCCATTATTCCTGGTGGTGGTGTAGAATACGGTGATCTAACGGTTCGGTTTATTATTGACGAAGATCTATCCAACTACATGACTGTATGGAACTGGATCAGAGACAATGGTAATTCAGAATCATTTGATGGAGAAGGAGAAGGATACTCCGATGGTATCCTACAGATACTAACGTCTAACTTCAACCCAAAATATAGTGTAAGATTTGAACGATTAATGCCAGTGCAACTTACTAGTATTCCATTTGATTTTTCAGTGGGAGAAGTTGAGTTCTTTACAGCTAACGTTACTTTCAAATACACACGTTATACAGTATGTGATTTAGGATTACAACCTTTATGAATTTCAATTCATTACATCAACGCTTCCAAAAAATTAAGGAAGAGTGGACCAAAGATACACAAATCGATTTTCAATTTAAGAACAAGCAATACTCCGAAGATCTAGCACGGCTTGCGTTGGAGATTCCTTTCCAACACAATAAGTATCTAAACCATTACACAGATCTTTCTCAAATTAAAACCTCATTAGAGTTTGAACATCGTAAACTTTTGAGGGATAAAAGAGAATACTATGGCGGTGAAGCTGACGCTAAAACATACGCCGAAAAACCTTTTGGTACTCACATCAAAACATCAGAGAAGATGAAAGTCTATCTGGAGTCAGATGATGAACTTATTAACACAGAAGCAAAGGTCAAGTACATTGATCAGATGCTTTACTTTCTCGATCATGTCATGAAACAGATCTCTAACCGTGGGTTTCAGATCAAAAGTGCTATTGAATGGGAAAAATTTATTAATGGAAACTAATGTCACATCTAGTTGTCAAGAAAAAGAATGAGGTTTATCTACAGATCTCATCAGAACCTCACGTCCATCGCGAGTTGGCAGACTACTTCTCCTTTGAATTACCAGAGGCAAAGTTTTTAAAACGTCAACCACGATACAGATACTGGGATGGTATGATCCATTTGTACTCTCCTGGTACAGGCGAACTGTATCATGGTCTTCTACCTCACTTGAAAGAGTGGTGTAGGGAAAGAGAGTATGGTATTAAATTTGAGAACAATGACTGGTACGGTGAAGTAGAAGTACAGAACGATTTTGTTTCTCCTCCTGCTGTTGCAGACTGGATGAAACATATCTGTAAGTATAAGCCTAGAGACTACCAGTACATGACTGTGTATAAGGCTCTCAAAAATAACAGAGGATTGTTCTTGTCCCCAACAGGATCTGGCAAATCTCTTATGATTTATTCTATCGTCCGTTACTACGTGGCGGCTGAAAAGAAGATTCTACTGATCGTTCCCACGACATCATTGGTAGAACAAATGATAAAGGATTTTAAGGACTATGGATGGAATGCAGATGAGTTCTGTCACACCATATATTCAGGCAAGGATAAGAATACGGATAAACCAGTTGTTATTTCAACCTGGCAATCAATCTACAAGTTTCCCAAAAGATACTTTGACGACATTGACTGTGTTATCGGTGACGAAGCACATTTATTTAAGGCAAAGTCACTCACAGGTATCCTCACCAAACTCCACAACGCAAAGTATCGCTTTGGGTTCACAGGTACACTCGACGGTAGCAAGACTCATAAGTGGGTCTTGGAAGGATTGTTTGGTGCATGTGAACAGGTTACGAAAACGGATACGCTTATCAAGAAAGGATTCCTTTCCAGCTTGCGAATCAAAATCCTAGTCTGCAAGCATGACTATCAATACTTCGCTGACTTCCATGAGGAGATGGAATACATTGTAACACATGAAAAGCGAAACAACTTAATTAAAAATATTGTTAACGACATAGAAGGCAACACATTAGTTCTCTTTAACTATGTGGAAAAACATGGTGAGCCTTTGTATGAGTTAATAAATAATTACATCAGTGACGACAGATCTGTATTCTTCGTCCATGGTGGTACTGATACCGAAGATAGGGAACAAGTAAGAGCAATTACAGAATGCGAATCTAACGCTGTCATCATAGCATCTTACGGTACGTTTTCCACAGGCATCAACATTAAAAAATTACACAACATCGTATTTGCTTCTCCATCCAAATCTAGAGTTAGAAACCTACAATCTATTGGTAGAGTTCTACGTAAAGGAGATGGGAAAGATATTGCAACCTTATATGATATCGCTGATGATATCTCTGGACGTAACTATAACTACACTTTAAAACATCTTATTGAAAGGATTGCAATATATCAAGAAGAGAACTTTAAGTACGAAACTATAAACATAGACTTAAGGTAAAGAATGGAAGAAGAATTTTATGCAACGTTAAAGCTAACATCAAATGAAGAACTACTTGCTAAAGTATGTTATCTAACTGAAGAAGAATGTCTGCTTGTGGAAAAACCCTTGCTGGTTACTCGTGCCACTCAAAAGAAAAGTGGTAGGCTTGTGGAAGGATTCTCATTAAGTGACTGGGTGATGTCTTCTTATGAAGAACTATACGTTGTAAAGATGGAACAAGTAGTAACCATTACTGAAATGGATAAGAAGATAAAAGGATTCTACATCAGTCACTTATCTAAAGAAGATGATGATGTATCTACAGATAAGATGTCAAAAGAAATGGGGTATCTAGGATCAGTAACAGATCAAAAAAGTAAATTAGAAGATCTATTTAATAAAAGCTAGTATGTCTCTGGAACCCTTAACAGAGTTATTCTATAGGTGTTAGGTGTATTTGTCAAGCCCTGTGGAAAACTATTGACTTGACACCAAAACAAATTTGTAGTATACTAGTTAAAGCAAACAGAAAATTATGGTAAGAAAGCCAAAAACCGAATACTATGTAAATAACAAAGAGTTTTTGGAAGCCCTTGTTGCCTATAAGTTTCGTGTTAATAGAGCAAAGGATGCTGGAGACAGTAGACCTATCGTCCCCAATTATGTTGGTGAGTGTTTCCTTAAGATCGCTACACACCTATCATACAAACCAAACTTTGTCAACTACATGTTCCGTGAGGACATGATCTGTGACGGCATTGAGAATTGCCTACAGTATATTGACAACTTCAATCCAGAGAAGTCTTCCAATCCGTTTGCTTACTTCACACAAATTATCTACTATGCTTTCCTTCGCCGTATTCAAAAGGAGAAACGTCAGCTAGAGATCAAGAGTAAAATCCTAGAGAAGTCTGGTCACCAGGAGATCATGCACACTGATACGTATGATGGTGACATGGCAGGGATGAATGCTTCCTACTCTGACATGGGTAGTATTAAAGAAAACATCGAAACTAGAATGAACAGATGACAGTAGCACTTATTACAGATCAACATTTGGATGGTCGTAAAGGTTCTCTGGTATTCTGGAATTACTTCAGAAAGTTCTACGATGATGTGTTCTTCCCTACGCTAGAGAAGAAAGGTATTACAGAGATCATCGATCTAGGTGATACGTTTGATAACCGTAAAGCCATTGACTTCAATGTCTGGAATCGAATCCGTACTCACTACTTCGATAGACTGAATGAGATGGGCATCACAGTCCACACCATTCTGGGTAATCACTGTGTGTATTACAAGAATACAAACTCTATCAACTCTCCTGATCTGCTGCTAGGTGACTATGATAATATTCGTGTCTACGATGAGACTTGTACTGTTACTATTGAGGGTACGAAAATTTGTTTTGTCCCTTGGATCAATAGGGAGAACGAAGAAGCGACAATGGAGCATCTCAAAAATACAGATGCAAAAATAGTCATGGGTCATCTTGAGCTTGATGGGTTTGAAGTAACTCCAGGCATGAAGATGGAGCATGGTATGGATCCCACGATCTATAAGAACTTTAAGCAAGTCTTCTCTGGTCACTTCCATCACAAGTCAACTAGAGGTAACATCACATACCTCGGCAATCCTTACCAGATGTTCTGGAATGATTATGCTGACATCAGAGGATTTCATCTGTATGAACCAGCATCTAACAAGTTGCGTATGGTCAAGAACCCATATGAAATCTTTAAGAAAGTATACTACAACGATGTAGATAAGGACATGGTTCTGGATTACACCCAGTTCAAAGATACGTTTATCAAAGTCATTGTTGAAGAGAAACGTGACTACTACAAGTTTGAAAAAATGATTGACCAGTTGTATAACTCTGGCGCTCATGACATCAAAATTGTAGAGACTTTAGTTGACGAAGATAATGTAGAAGAACCAGATCTAGAAGTAAAAGATACATTGACATTACTCAACGAGTATATCGATGAGGTAGAAATGTCCGTAGAGAAATCTGACCTGAAGAAACTGATGAGATCCCTATATATTGAGAGCTGTGAAATGGTGTGATGTCTTTCATCTTAACTCTCAAAGATTTACCAGAGGGAGTTTTCTCTGTTGTAGATAAAGACACAGGAGATCATGTCATCCCTATCTTTGATGACAGAGATGACTGTGAACGATATGCCGAACAACTATCTGATTCAAGCTCACAATTAGATTTGCAGATGGTTCAGATTGAGAAACAACTAATTGTTTTTGCTTGCGAGCAGCGAGAGCAAAGATATGCTATAATCACTATAGACGACTTCATCATACCACCTGACGACTTAACATGATTACGTTTGAAAAAGTTCGCTGGAAGAATTTTCTTTCTACTGGCAACACATATACTGAAGTCGATCTGACCGCTAGTAAGACTAACCTTATTATTGGCACGAACGGAGCTGGTAAGAGTACCATCTTGGATGCTCTTACCTTTTCTTTGTTTGGCAAACCTTTTCGTAAGGTCAACAAACCGATGCTGGTCAACAGTGTCAACGAAAAAGATTGCTTGGTTGAGATTGAATTCACTACAGGACCAAATCAATTTCTTGTTAAGCGTGGTATCAAACCAGGTGTGTTTGAGATCTGGCAGAACGGAGCTATGCTAGATCAATCCAGTAATGTTTCTGACTATCAGAAGCACCTGGAGCAAAATATTTTGAAGATGAACTATAAGTCGTTCACTCAAATTGTTGTGTTAGGTTCGTCTACGTTCGTTCCTTTCATGCGTTTACCTCTAGCACAACGTAGAGAAATTATTGAAGACATCTTGGATATTCAGATCTTTTCTGTGATGAACACAGCACTGAAAGATAAGATGAAAGCTTCTAACGAAGAGATGCGTGACGTTGACTATAACGTTGACATGGCAGAGCAAAAGATTTCTATGCAACGTCAGATGATCGAGCAACTATCTACTCGTGACGAAGCAAATATTAAAGAGAAACAAGAACGTATTGAAGAATTGTTGGTAGAAGAAGAAACCTGTCAACGATCCATATCTATACTAGGTGAAGAATACGAAAGACTTTGTGAAGATATGACAAGTCTTTCATCAGCAAATAAAAAACTGATAACTTTAAATAACCTGAAAGGAAAACTAACAAACAAGTTTTCTACCTACAAGAAACAACATGAGTTTTTTGCTGACAATGATACATGTCCTACGTGTAGTCAATCAATCACACAAGAGTTGAAAGAACAAAAAACCAACGAGATTACTTTAAAGTATAAAGAACTTGTCTCGGCAATTGAAGAGATTCACTCTAACATCGAAGACGAACAGTCAAGAGACCAGCAGCACACTGCAAAAAATCAAGAGTTGAGTGAGGTTCAGCAGAAGATTGCTGGTCACAATGCTACTGTTAATCGTATCCATAAGAACGTCAAGCAGCTCTTTTTGGATGTAGAAACATTACAAAATTCCAAGGATGATAAGTCTGAAGAGTATGAGAAGTTAAAATATCTACAGAAGGAACATGATGATCTGAAAAAACAGATCGCAGTTGTCAAGAAAGAAAGAAATACTTTACTTGCAGCTGGTCAATTACTTAAAGATAATGGTATTAAAACTAGAATCATTAAAAGATATCTGCCAGTGATGAATAAACTCATCAATCAATATCTCCAGAACATGGACTTCTACATTAACTTCGCACTAAATGACAGTTTTGAAGAAACCATCAAGTCACGGTTCAGGGATATCTTTTCCTACGAATCTTTCTCGGAAGGAGAGAAAGCTCGTATTGATATCGCTCTGCTGCTTACTTGGCGTAGCATTGCTAAACTTAAGAATAGTGTGGATACTAACATCTTGATCCTGGATGAGATCTTTGATGGATCTCTTGACAACAATGGTACAGGAGAACTTGGGTGGATACTACGCAACTTTGATGACAATACAAACGTCTTTGTCATCAGTCATAAGGAGAGTTTGGAAGGAAAGTTCGACCGAACACTCACCGCAATCAAAGAAAAGAACTTCAGCATCATGCAGGAGACACTTTCTGAAGCGGCATAGGGGGGTCTTCGGACCCTCTTTTTTTGTATATAATATGTGCATCACCGCAAGAGACCGATGAACACTGCAGAAATCAAAGGTAACCTCGCTCGTCTGTTGGCTACAGAGAACCTTATCGTTGAGCACCGTAAGGTCTCTACTGCATGTTTTAATACAGAGACTCGTGTGCTCACCCTGCCCCTCTGGAACGCCTCTAACAGCGTCTATGACCTGCTTGTAGGGCACGAGGTAGGACATGCTCTCTACACGCCTAACATCGACTGGTGGGAGGTTGCGAAGGTGCCTAAAGATTATGTCAACGTGGTGGAAGATGCTCGTATTGAGAAACTGATGAAGAGAAAGTATCCTGGATTGTCCAAGACTTTCTTCAAAGGATACCAAGAACTTGATAATGATGACTTCTTTAATGTCAATGATGAAGAACTAGAAAACATTTCTTTCATCGACCGTATCAATCTCCACTGCAAGATTGGTGCTTTCTCTGCCATGCCTTTCAATGATGAAGAGCGTGTGATGGTCAAGGAAGTAGAAAACTGTGAGACTTTTGATGATGTAATTGCTGTTTGTCAGAAAATTTATGAGTATTCTCAACAGGAAAAGCATGAGGATACTCCTGCTGCTGTGTCTGCACAAGGTACTACAGAACAGGTTGATGAATCATCAGAGTCTAAACCAGAGAATGATGAAACAACTGATAGCGGACAACCTGTGCAGCAAGATGGTGATGAGGGTGAACAGCTAGATGGAGATATTGCTGCTGGTGGAAGTGCTGGTGGTGATACTGCTGAAACACAACGCGCCTTTGATGAAAACATAAAGGACTTAACTGATACTGCTCCATACTTCAGAGATCCTGTGTATGTAGAGATTCCCAAGATCAATATTGAAAACATCATTGTGGACCAGGCAGTGCTTCAAAAACATATTGATGCTCATTATGGATGCCGTGATCACAAACGTTATGACAATCCTCTAGAATTTGCTGACAACAGTTTTGAGCTGTTTAAAAAAGATTCACAGAAGGAAGTCAACTACCTAGTCAAAGAGTTTGAATGTAAGAAAGCAGCAGACTCTCATGCTCGCACATCAACTGCACGTACTGGTGTTCTTGACTGTGCCAAGCTTCATACTTACAAGTACAATGAAGATCTATTCAAGAAAATTTCTGTAATTCCTGATGGCAAGAATCATGGAATGATCTTTATCCTTGACTGGTCTGGATCTATGGCAAACTATTTGCAAGATACAATCAAGCAATTGTTGTCTCTGGTTATGTTCTGTCGTAAGGTAAACATTCCTTTTGAGGTCTATGCTTTCACTTATGAATGGAACAATCGTTTTCTCGATCCTGAAGAGCATGACTATGATCCAGATGCAGTACAAGAAAGGTGCGTTCGTGAAGAAAATAAATTCATGTTCCATAAACGATTCTCTCTTCTGAATTTGTTGTCATCTCGTGCAAACAGTAAGAACTTTGATCGTCAGTGCCGTAACATCTTTCGCATCGGTTTCTTCATGAACTCCTATGGTGTAGCTACACCTCCTGGTATTGACTTGAGTGGTACACCTCTCAATGAATCTATTATTTCGATGCACGAAATCATTCCCATGTTCAAAAAAATGACTGGGGTTCAAAAGATCAACACTGTAATTTTGACTGACGGTGAGTCAAACAATATCAGCTACAATGTTACTATTGGTGCTGGTAGTGAGTACACTTACTGGGGTCAACGTGCTGTTGATGGTGATGTTCGCCTTCGTGATCGTAAGACAGGTAATGTTTATAGGCGGTGTGGATCTAACTACAATGATTGTATCACTACAATTTTGCTTGAGAACCTATGTCATAACTTCCCTGAAGTAAACTTCCTTGGATTCAGAATCTTGACTGGTAATGATTTTTCTTACCTCTATCGGAATACATACAATCAACCTGCTGATAGTGTTCTTAAAAAATGGAGGAAAGATAAGTCCTTTGTGTTTGAGAAACAACTTGGATACAGTTCCCTGTACCTAATTGCATCTACTTCAATTAATAAATCATCCGACTTTGAAGTTTCTGATGATGCTACTAAAGCACAGATTGCTAAAGCATTTAAGAGTATGTTGAAAGCAAAGACCACGAACAAGAAAATCCTTTCTTCCTTTGTCGATATGGTCGCTTAACTAACTGTCCACTGCCCCCTGGTCTTGGGGGTATCCTGCCCTATAATTAATCCATCAACAAAAAAGACAATGCCTCGTTCCGCTAACATCGATCCCAACGCACTTCAGCAGTTTTTCTCTGACAACTATGGCAATGAGTTTGATAGTCAAGCAGTTCTGAAAGCTGCGGATCAGTTTGGTGTTTCTTACCCTACCATTTGCAAGCGTCTTGAGAAGTACAAAGTTAGTTACGGTAAGTGGAGTCTCACTGCCGAGCAACTAGAGCAAACCTATCAGGCACCTACTGCACAACCTGCTATTGAACTAAATCTTATTCCTGAAAAAGATGATTCCTTCATCCAGTTTGGTGATTTTGCTGATATCAAAAAAATTATTAAGTCCCGTATTTTTTATCCTACGTTTATCACGGGTCTCTCTGGTAATGGCAAAACGTTTTGTGTCGAACAAGCGTGTGCTCAACTTGGCAGAGAACTCATCCGTGTCAACATCACAGTAGAAACTGATGAAGATGATCTTATTGGCGGTTTCCGTCTGGTTGATGGTAATACTGTCTGGCACAATGGTCCTGTCATTGAAGCTCTTGAGCGTGGTGCTGTTCTCCTTCTGGATGAAATCGATTTGGCATCCAACAAAATCCTTTGTCTCCAATCTATTCTTGAGGGTAAGGGTATCTTCTTGAAGAAGATTGGTAAGTTTGTTCAACCTACAGAAGGATTTACCGTTCTTGCTACTGCCAACACCAAGGGTAAGGGTTCTGATGACGGTCGTTTTATTGGTACTAACGTATTGAATGAAGCATTCCTTGAGCGTTTCTGTGTCACCTTCGAGCAAGAGTATCCTACTCCTGCTGTTGAGTCCAAGATTCTTTTGAAACTCTGTGATGATGCACAGTTCGTTGAAAAACTAGTAGACTGGGCAGACATCATTCGCAAGACTTTCAAAGATGGTGGTATTGATGAGGTTATCAGCACCCGTCGCCTGGTCCACATTGTACAAGCCTACAAGATCTTTGGTAAGCGTATGAAGTCTATCCAAGTTTGTACCAATCGTTTTGACGAAGAAACTAAAACATCATTCATTGAACTCTATGACAAAATTGATGAGAATGTAGACTGTGAAGAATAAACCACTTGACGTATCCTTACATGGATGCTATCATAACAAATTGAGGTACATCAACCAAGCATGTCTTTGAAATACAATGAAGAAGCTCTTCTTCAAGAGCTACGTGATTACATTACTGGAACTTATGGACAACACTATTCAGCAGGCAATGATGCAATTCAGACGTTAGATCTGATTGAAGCCTGTGGAGATGCAGAAGCATTCTGTCGCAGCAACATTCTAAAGTATGCTTCGCGGTATGATAAGAAAGGAACTGCCCGTCGTGACATCATCAAGATCCTTCACTACGGTCTTCTCCTTCTCCACTTCTCCGACAAAAGTAACATTACTGAATCATATCCTCAATGAGCAAACTCATTTTATCTAATGACACTCACGCAATCCTAAAGAACTTTGCTACAATCAATAGTTCTATTATGATTCGTCAGGGTAATACTCTGAAGACTATCAGCGTGGGTGAGAACTCTATTGCAGAGTTCAACTGTGAAGAGACTTTTCCACAGAGTTTTGGCATCTATGACCTGTCGGAGTTTCTGACTGGTATGAGTTTGTTCGACTCTCCTGTTCTGGAGTTTGCAGAGCAACATGTCAATATTATTGGCAATGGTCGCAAGGCACGTTACTACTTCTCCAACCCAGAGATCACTCTCAAGGCAGCACCTGAAAAGAATGTAAAGTTCCCTGGTGCTGATATTGAGTTTAATATTTCTGCTGAAGATATTAAAGCTTTGAAGACTGCCAGCACGGTGTACAGTCTGCCAGATCTATCATTTACTTCTGATGGTGATGGCAACATTGCAATCAAGCTCTTCAACAAAGAAGATGCTACTAGCAATGTATACGAGCAGACTGTAACTGGTAACTCTACAGGCATTCATAATCTTTGTATGAAGATGGATAACCTCCGACTTCACAATGGTGATTATCATGTAGAAGTTTCCCAGAAACTAGTGAGCATGTGGAAGCATCAACGTCTCGACTTGAAGTATTTTATTGCACTTGAACCTTGATGAACAAGAAATTTTTATGGGTGGAAGAGTATCGTCCTCATACAATTGATGACTGTATTCTTCCTGCGAGCATTCTCAATGTGTTCAAAGGTTTTGTTGAACAGGGTGAACTCCCTAACCTGCTACTCCCTGGTAGTGCAGGTATTGGCAAGACCACGGTTGCGAAAGCATTGTGTGAGGAGATTGGTGCCTCATATATCGTTATCAATGGTAGTGACGAGGGTCGCTTCCTAGACACCATCCGACAGAAGGTGCGTACATTTGCCAGCACTGTCTCTCTGTCCTCTAGCAGCGCCCACAAGGTCGTTATTATCGATGAGGCAGACAACACCACCAACGACGTTCAACTGTCGTTGAGGACCGCTATCGAAGAGTTCCATAGCAACTGTCGGTTCATCTTTACCTGTAACTTTCCTAATAAGATCATCGAACCACTGCATTCTCGATGCACTGTGGTTGATTTTAGGATCAAGAATGAAGACAAGCGAG